ACAAGAGAACTCGATAGAGTTCCAAGTACAGAGTAGTCTACCTTATATACTAATCCCCATGGTCCGTGCTAACTACTGTGTACCCTACCCTAAATGACCATGAATAATACATGAGGCCAACATGTGATGTCCATGTTGTATGATGTCACTTTGTTCTAGTTCCTTCTACTTCATTCTCCTAAGTCCCGTGATCAGTCTTGTGACTACGCCATCAATTTGTGATTGATGTGACAGCGTGACTGATGAACCCTAACCCAAGTTGTTCTAAAAATAGAAAAATGAAAAAGAAAAGAAAAGAAAAATAAAATAAAAATGAAAAGAGAAAATAAAGTAAAGTCCACCGTCAACGATCTTGACAGGAGGTGTACTATCAATGGAGTGTGGAGATGGAGTGTGGAGGCCAGTGGCCTTCCTTTCTAAGTCATTGAATGAAACCAAAAGAAATTATGAAATTCATGACAAAGAAATGTTGGCTGTTATAAGAGGGTTGGAGGCATGGAGACACCTGTTAGAAGGGGCACAAATTAAATTTGAGATCTGAATGGATCATAAAAATTTAGAATATTTCATGAAGGCACAGAAGTTGAACAGAAGACAAGCCAGATAGGCTTTATATTTGTCTCGGTTTGATTTCACCCTGAAGCATGTGGCGGGTAGCAAAATGGGAAAAGCAGATGGACTTAGTAGGAGAGCAGACTGGAAAGTAGGTACAGATAAGGACAATGAAAATCAGGTACTTATTAAGGATAATTGGATTCGTAATATGTATGAAGTAGTAGTAGAAGGACCTGAAGTAGAAATAGTAGAAAAGATAAAAAAAGCAAGAAGTAAGGATAAAGATGTAGTTAGAGTAGTAGAGGAGATGAAGAAGACAGGGGTTAAGGAACTGAGAGGAAATGAATGGAAGATCAAAGGAGACATAGTGTTGAAGGAAGGAAAGGTATATGTGCTGAAGGATGAGGAATTGAGAGCAGAAGTAATCCGGTTGCATCATGACGTGCTGGCAGCTGGACATGGAGGAAGGTGGAAAACAGTGGAGTTGGTGATGAAAAACTATTGGTGGCCTGGGGTGACTAGGGATGTAGAAAAGTATGTAGAGAGATGCGATCTATGTCAGAGAATGAAGAATAGGACAGAGGAACTGGCAGGGAAGTTGAAGTTGAGTGAAGTACTATAGAAGACATGGATGCACTTGACAGTGGATTTCATTACGAAGTTGCCAGTAGTAGCAGGGAAGGATGCGATATTAGTGGTATGCGATAGGTTGTCAAAAATGACACATTTTGTGGCAACAACGGAGGGAATATCAGTAGAGGGATTGGCAAGACCATTCTAGGATAATGTATGGAAACTACATGGATTACCAGAGAGTGTGGTGTCAGATAGAGGACTGCAGTTTGCGGTGGAATTGACTAAGGAATTGAACAGAATGCTGGGAATGAAAACCAAATTGTCAACTGCTTTTCATCCACAAACAGATGGACAAACTGAAAGAATGAACCAAGAAGTAGAACAGTATCTTAGGTTCTTTATTGAACACAGACAGAAAGATTGGCCAGAGTGGTTAGCAATGGCAGAGTTTGCAATAAATAATAAAGTATATACGGCAACTAAGGTGTCGCCATTTATGGCAAATTATAGAAAAGAAATGAGAATGGGAGGGGACATTAGGAGGAAAGGAAAAGTGGAGAGTGTGACAGAGTTTGTGGAAAGAATGAAGAAGATTCACAAAGAAGCAGAGGTGGCACTGAGGAAAACCTGGAAAGAGATGAAGAGGTACGCAAATAGGGGAAGGAAGGAGACAGAAAAATGGAAGAAGGGAGATCGGGTATTATTGAGCACTAAGGACTTAGAGTTTAAAGAAAGACCAAGTAAAAAGTTGATAGAAAAATATGTGGGACCTTATGTGATAGAAGAAGTGGTGTCCTCAAACATGGTAAAATTATGATTGCCGAGTTCGATGAGGATTCATCTGGTAGTAAACGTTAGCCAGATTGTGAGGTATAAAGAGCAGATGAAGAGACAAAAGAAAGAGGAAGGGAAGCCGATTGAAGTAGAAGGGGTAGAGGAATGGGAAGTGGAAAAGATATTGAATAAAAAAACGATGAGGGGAGTAGTAAAGTATTTGATATGGTGGAAGGGCTTTACGGTAGAAGGAGATACTTGGGAAAGAAGAGAAAATTTAAAAAATGCAGAGGAGTTGATTGAAGAGTTTGAACAAGAGGAAGTAGTAGTTAGACAACAGGAGAAAGAAGTTGATGAATATAGAAGGATGGAGTTACCAGGGAAGTATACGGCAAAGTTGTTATATAGGTAGAATGATAAAGAGTTTGAGGAAGAATATTTAAAGAAGTTAGAAAAGAACTGGAAGAAGTGAAAGGAAGATAGGCAGATTAATAAAAGCGAGCCTTTGAAGATGGTAGAAGAAAAAATAGAGGAAGAAAATAAAAAGATAAGAAGAAGAGACTGGAGAACAGGACATTTCTCCAGAGGAGAAATCTTAAGAGGGGGGTAATGTCAAGATTGTTGACGATGGACTTCATTTTTATTTTCTCTTTTCACTTTATTTTTATTTTTATTTTTATTTTTCTTTTCTTTTCTATTTTTAGAACAACTCGGGTTAGGGTTTATTAGTCACAAGTTGATGGCAAAGTCACAAGACTGATCACAAGACTTGGGAGAATGGAGTAGAAGGTTCTGGAATAAAGTGATGTCATACAGCATAGACAATATATGTTGACCTCATGTTATACACATGGTCATTAGGGTAGGGTGTACAGTGGTGAGCATGAACCATGAGTAGGGGTATATAAGGTAGACTACTTTGTACTAGAAACTCTATTGAGTTCTCTTGTGTTACTCAATACAAGAGTTGTTCTTTTATTTAACCCTAAGGATTTAAGTTCATAACATTAGAACTCGATTCCAAACCTTTGACTGCTTAACACTAGCCCTTGAATTCTTTCACTTACTCCTTTCCATCCTCGACCAAAGGTCAACACCAACCTTTAGTCAAGAAGAGCATTTGCCGGGCCCTAGGTATAAGGGGTATACTAGCTAGGCAGGGGAAGCTTAGCTGGCTGATTGCATCAAAGCTCACTGGTGCATTTTAGATGTATTACCTTGTTTGGATGTGTTCTTTACCTTTTTCCATTATCAGCCTCATGCTACAGATCCACTTGTGGTCTGTCTACATAGAGGAACAGCAAGTCGTTCTTAAAACACCTGTTTAGAGCAGAATGGCTTTCTTAAGCCAACATAGTTTACACTTTTCTTAGGGCAGTAGTTGGTTGATAAAAGTAGCAGTGTAGGCAGAGTAGGAAGAATACCTGCTATCACTTATCGAGATTGCTTCTTCTTCTGAATACAAGTTAGAGAGCGAGACCAGCACAGGTTCCGCTCTACCATTATATACCTCTTCACCACCACCACCATCATCATCCCCATCACCTATTGACTCTCCACCCCATTACAACATGAGTCAATTAAATTTACATGAAATCATCAGGCAGCAGCAGGAGCAGTTGGCTGCAATGCAGGCACAGATACAAGCCCTGCTTGCGGCACAGGGAGGAGCAGGAGTAGGAGGGGAAGCAATGGGATCCAACGTGGGATCTCACATAGAGATGGCAAAGCCAGCCATCTTCAATGGGGAGGCAGCGAAAGTGGGGGGTTTTATCATGGCATACAGATTATTTGTGAGAATGAAGTTGAAGGGAGCCATGGTAGAAGAACAGGTGCAGTGGGTTTTGTTGTATGTACAGGGAGGGTCAGCAGATGTGTGGAAGAAGAATGTGATGGAGGAGTTAGAGTCAGGGAAGGTAGAATATGAGTCAGTAGAGAAATTTTTAACAAGTTTAAAGAAGGAATTCGGAGGGGGAGAAGAGGAGTCGATGAAAGCAGCAGAGCTGAAAAAACTGGAACAAGGAGGGAAGACAATGGAGGAGTTCATGCAGGAGTTCAAGCAGGCAGCAAGAGGGAGTGGATATGAAGGAAGGCCGTTAATAAAAGAGTTTAAGAGGGAAATGAATGGAGGAATTTGAAGGAAGTTAATGGAGTTGGAAAACCCACCAACTTCCATAGAACAATGGTACAGGAGGGCAATGGCCCTTGACAGGAATTGGAGGGAAAGTAGGAGGGAGGAAGAGAGGTTGAGGAAAAAAGAAGTAGAAGGAGGAAAGCAGGAGCAACGACAAAGCCTGCCACGATCTTTGGTATGGCAGAGGAGGCAGCCATTGCCTCAGCAGGCGACAATAGGGCCTGCTCCAATGGAAGGAGTTGAAAGAACAAACGCGGTAGTGGTGAGAGGATCGGGAACCGGGGTGGGACAAAATGTAGGGGGTCCTCCAAGACGAGACTCCTTTGCTATGGATATAGATTGAAATCAGAATTGTTACATGTGTGGAGGTTTTGGGCACATGGCCCAACACTGCAGAAATAGGGGACAGAGAGGAAAAGTAGCGGATAATAGGAGAGTAGAGTATGGAGGGGGTAGAATTGAGGAGATTGTGAACTTTTCAAATAATTTAAAAGAGGAAGAGAACCTAGAACTCCTCAACTAGGTTCTCACAATAGATACAGTGTATTAGCTAATGAAATAAAAGCTGATGCATCTGAAAAAGAGGAGACTGAGATGAGAAAAGTAGAAGGAAAAATGTTGAGGGAGGTAATGATAAAAATTGGGTTGGAAAGGTTAGATATGCAGGAAGGGATCACGGTGGAGGCATTGTTAGATAGTGGGGCAACAGGACTAGTGATGAGTTCAGAGTTCGCTAGAAAAAAGGGTTTTAAATTAAAAAAGTTGGAGAGGCTGATGCAAGTGAGGAATGTGGATGGATCTTTCAACAGAGAAGGACCAATAGAAAATACTGTGGAAGTAAATGTGTATTATAAGGAACACATGGAAAGAACGGAGATTGATGTGATAGGAGGACAGAAATGGGGAGTAATCTTAGGAATGCTGTGGCTAGCATGCCATAATCCTGAAATTGATTGGAAGATGGGGGAAGTCAAAATAACAAGATGCCCAGAGGAATGTGAAAAGCAGTGGAGACCAGTACAAGGAAAGTTGGGATGGGAGAAGCAGAAGGAAGAAGAAGCAAAGAAAGAAGCAGAGAAAAGAAAAGAGGAGAAGAAGAAGAAGAAAAAACAAAAGAAGGGGAGAACAGTGGAAGTTAGAAAAGTAATAGAGGAGTGGGAAATATGGGATGAGGAGGAAGAAGCAGCGAAGTCAGAGATGGAGGCAAAGAAATTAGTACCGGAGAAATTCCATAAATGGATAAAAGTATTTGAGAAGAAACAGTCAGAGAGGATGCCCACAAGGAAGCTGTAAGATCATGTGATAGACATGAAAGAGGGGTTTATGCCAAGAAAAGGAAAAGTGTATTCTTTGTCGAGAGAAGTGAGAGAGGAAGTGAGAGAGTTTGTAAAGGAGCAGCTGAGGAAGGATTACATCCGGCTGTCTAAGTCACCACAAATGGCGCTAGTGTTCTTTGTTGGAAAAAGAATGGCGAAAAGAGAATAGTATAGGACTATCGTTATCTTAATGAGTGGATAATAAAAAATAATTATCCACTTCCTTTGATTTTGGACATCTTGGAAAATATTGGTACAAAGAAGTTGTTTACAAAGATGGACTTGAGGTGAGGATACAACAATGTGAGGATTAAGGAAGGGGATGAGTGGAAAGCCATGTTCATGACGCCAGAGGGGTCGTTTGAACCAACTGTTATGTTTTTTGGGTTGATGAATTCTCCAGCTACATTCCAAGCTATGATAAACGAGCTACTGAGAGATTTGATTAACATGGGAAAAGTAGCAGTTTTTATTGATGATGTAATAGTGGGGATGGAGATGGAAGAAGGACATGATGAGTTGGTAACAGAAGTGGTTAAGAAATTAGAGAAGAATGATTTGTATGTGAAGCTGGAGAAGTGTAAGTGGAAAGTGAGGGAGGTAGAGTTTTTAGGGGTAGTAATAGGACCAGAGGGGATAAAGATGGAGAAAGAAAAAGTAAAAGGGGTTTTGGAATGGCCGATACCAAAGTGTGTCAAAGATGTTCAGAAATTCTTAGGGCTAGCAAATTATTATCGCCGGTTTATAGAAGGGTTTGCAATGGTGGCAAGGCCATTACACGACTTGGTAAAAAAGGAAAAAAGGTGGAATTGGACAGAGAAAGAGGAGAATGCATTCAAGGAATTGAAAGAGAGATTTATCAAGAAGCCAGTATTAACAGCTCCTGACATAGACAAAAAAATGAGGATGGAGGTGGATATATCGGATTATGCGATAGGAGGTGTTATGATTCAAAGCTCAAGGGTTTAAGCGATGAACTAACTCTTGTATTGAGTGATACAAGAGAACTCGATAGAGTTCCAAGTACAGAGTAGTCTACCTTA